GAACCGCTTCTCCAAAAGCATCATCTACATATTTAAGTCTAATACTTTCAATTTTTCCTTCTACTTTATTAGCGATTTCTTCTAGTGTTGAATTATCTAATAAATCTTCTTGCTGTTGTTTTTTCTTTGTATCTAAAATATTATCAGTATCATAAATATCAGAAACATCAACGCCATAATTATCATACATTCTTAATAAAGTAAATTTTTTTAATCTACTATAATAATAATCAAAAGCTTCTGGTAAACAATTTTCAGCAATTTTTAATAACCATTCTTCGCCTTTATTTTTCTTATAAATTGCTTCACTCTTTGGACGACTAGATAAAAAATCTGAAATATTTTCTAATGTAATTTTATCAGCACCCAATTCGTGTAACTTATAAATTGCCCCAAAAGCTATTTTATGAAATTCATCGGGGAAGTCTTCTTCAATAATAGTATATTTATCACTAAAATCCAAAAGTTGAGGATTTCTATAAACATTGCCAATAACTTGCACTATCGCAGTTATATCAGTATATTTTGAAGCCAATTATTCATTCTCCTCCTCGTCCAAAAAAGTAAATAATTTTCTTTTTTTCTCTTGCCGTTTTGGCGCAGGAATATGAATTTCTACAACTTTTGGAATATATTCTTCCAATGAAGAGGCATCAACTATATATTGTTGTTTTTGCTGAGCTTCCCAAATTGCATAATAATAATTAAAAGCATCATTATATACATAAGGAACAATTCCAATTCCGCCTTGCGCTTTTCCTTCGTCAAATTTATTTCCTTTAATTTCATAATAATAAATTAAAGCTTTATGAATACCAGAATAAGTATATCCATGATTTGTAACATAATCTTTTATTTGTTTTTTAATTTTCGCATATACATAATCGGCATTAAATAATTTCATAACATATCGTTCTAATTTTTCTTGGTCTGTTAATTCTCTATTTTGTTCTAATTCATAACATTCTTTATGAGCGTATTTTCCATTAGAAAATAATTTAAATTCTTCTTCCGATTTATTAAAAGTTTTTTTACAATAAATACAAGTTACAAAATCATTTGGATCAATTATTTCCGGCTTTGGAAGTTTTGGGTCTTTTTCACATTCTCTTAACGCACAAGAAGCATGAGCATATCTACGTGATGAAATCTAGGCGTAAGCTTCTTTATCCCTATCAAATTTTGTTTGACAATAATAACAAATGACATTATGTGCCACCCTTTAAAACCTCCTTTTTTTATTTATATTAATATTATAACATTTTTTTTTAATTTTGTCAAATATAAAAATAAAGGGTAGTATATACTACCCTTTATTATTTTACTGATTTAAATCTTCTAAATCCTGAATAATTAATTCTAATTGTTCGCATTGACTAGGGGTACATTCACTAACTTTTTTCCCTTTGCCTAAATATTTATCAATTACTGCGGTAATTTTTACAGCATTTGTTTGATTTTTAGTCATTAAATCACTAATTAACATCTGAACTTTTTCCATCATAGCATCAAAATCATAAGTTTTTTCTACCGCTACAACAGGGATTTTTTCATCAGTAACAAACTTGCCACCATGCTCTGCCGCTTCTTTATCAATGGCTTTTGTTAAAGTATCAATAAGATTTTGATAACTTAAAGTGATTTGTGGCTCAATGTATTTAAAACGGCAACCGCATTCAATAGAACCATCAGTACTTCTTAAAGTTAATACGGACATTTCATTTTTATTTAACTGATGTGAATAACCATAAATATCAGCCATCCCAGCAATTACTTCTTTAACCGAATTGGATAAAGAAGGTCTAATTACGGTTTTAGAAACTCCATTAGCATCTGTTAAAATAGATTCTTTATGATGTCCAATAAAAAATACAGCGTATCCTAATTGAGTTAAGCCACGGAAGATTTCATTAAATTCATCTTTAAATTTAGTCCATCCTTTACCATAACCTAAATCTCCTAAATCTTCAATGCCATTTTGCTGACAAATATATTTTTTACATCTATCTGCGGCAATATCAATAGTATCTACGATAACTGCTTTATAAACTTCTTGTACTTCTGGCTTTTTCAATTCTCTATATACTTGGCGCATTTCGCTCCAAGAGGTAATATCCTAAGCCATAACACCCGGTAAAGCGTGATAACCAGGTTCAAATGCTAATAAAAGAGAATTACCCATCTAGGTCGCCAAAGTGGTTTTCCCAGTCTTTGGCGCTCCATAAATGTAAGTAATATAGCCGCTTAAGTCGCGACTTACTTTATGAGGTTGAATACCTAATAAATTAATACCCATTGTTTAGTCGCTCCTTATTGATTAAAAATTAAATCCGGAATTAGATGGAACAGCTGTTGCGTTAGCGGCGTTTTTAGAAGCTTTGTATTCATCATTGCGCTGTTTAACAGTTGCTAAATAAGTTTCACGAGCGGCAATTGCTTCTTTAACTTCTACGCCTGTTAATGTGCTTTCATCATCCCATTCATATGGATCTTTTAACGCACCGGTAATAACAAAATCTTTTCTAGTATTTTTAACTTCACGAACAGAATCTTCACCAAAAGCAGATTCAGTTACAAATGTTTTTACAACAGTTTCAGAAATCTGACGGCCCCATACCTGTGTGAAAGTAGGATTTGTACTAGAAGCATCTAATCCTAAGAAATAATTCATAGCACCCTGATTTGTAGCACTAAATTCAACTGGAAGAATAGCATTTCTAAAGTCAAAAATAGCGCCTTTAACAATTACTTTAGCTGGAAGCTGTTTTTCTTCATCGGCTTCTACTTCTCTAACGCCTGTAATTAACATATCACATTTGAATGTATTGCGTTTAGATTCATCAGCATCTAAAGAATCAGTGATATGAACGAAACCGCCTTCATTGCGTTTAGCGCTTACTAATTCTTCTTTTCCATCTCTTTCGGTATAAAAATCATTTAAACCTAAAGCAGAATCAATACGTAATTTAACCGCATTTTCAGCACCATGTTCCATTACGCTTTTATAATTACCATCAACAATATTTTTTAATACTCCAAAAGTAGCATTTGTAGAACCTTTTGAAGTTTTTTCAGTTACATAAGTAAAATGAACAGAAACAATATTAGTTACCGCATCATCGGTCGCTACATCTAAAGTACCCATAATGAATTTAGTACCTGGATTTTTAGAATTAGGACCGGATTCACGAAGTTCCAATTTATGTTCGTAAAGTAATCCTTCTAAATGACAAGTATTAACCATTTTTTTCATTTTATTTTTTCTCCTTTAATCAATCTTCAATTTTAATATTTTTACCTTTTTCTGTTAAAATATACATTACTGGATCTTGGCCTACTTTATCGACAAAACCATCAGCAACTAATTTTCTCATAGCACCTGAAACCGCACGAGAACCCATAAACATTCCTTCGGCAATTTCTTTAGCTTTCATCATAGGACTTCCATCTGGAAGTTCCTGTAAATATTTCATAATTAACTTTCCATTATCCGTAAAAGTGGGCTTTTCAACTTCTTTACTAATTTTTAATGCTTCCCAAAAATCTCTTGCGTCTTTACTCATTTCTTCTTCATTAATTAAATCTTTTACATATTCAATAAATTCATCTTTTTTGCTCATGTTTTTAACTCACTTTCTTTATTTTATATTAATATTATAACATAAATTTTTAATTTTGTCAAATGAGTTAATTTTCATCAATAAAAATAAATTCTTTGGCATATGGTAATTTACGCATTTCGGCAATAAAATTAGTTAATTCCGGATTATCTACACCAGACCATTCATTCAATTTATGGAATCTACGCTGGCCTTTACTACACATACCTAATAAATTTTCATAATTCATAGTAATTGTGCGTTTTTGAAGCCATGCTTCTGGTAACCAACGAACTAATTCTTTCCAAATAATTTTTGCTTGATCTTCTAAAGAATTAATATAATCTACATCCCCAGATGGCAAATGAATTAACTCTTGAAGTTCTAACCATCTTTGACGCAAATGTTCTAAATATGGAATTAATACCATTTGAATTACATCTGGATCTACTGGATATTTTAATTCATCGCGTTGAAATTCTTCA